AGGGATCTATGGATGATTTTATGAATAAGATGGGACTAGGAGACCCCGACCCATCTAATTACAAGAAGGGGTTTGATGGTGCAGATGAAATTGTAGATTGGTTCAAACAAGATAAACCTGATGACTGGAGACAACGTGACTGACGTAACTAAACGGAATATTGCCAATAACCTTATTGATAAGGTCGCTGAACTATTAGATGCCAAAAGTGTTAGGCATTTCTATTGTTCAGATAAAACTACAGAGCACGAACAAATTGTAATAGAGTACAATCACAAAAAGAAATGAGTATTTCAGTTATCTACACCAACGGCAGTCAAGAATGTGAGCGACTCTCACAACTCCTTAAGTCTTTAGGAGGAGAATTCTTAGAGTACCGCTTAGATGAACACTTCACTCAACGTGCATTTGAACAGGAGTTTGGTTCAGATGCTACATATCCACAGGTTGCCATCGGTGCTAGACACATTGGCAACCTCAAAGAAACCCTGCAACACATGAAACAGAGAGGTATGATTAAATGAAAGATCAGTACGTTATCAACGACGGCGAACCCCAAGAAGTAAAATGGAATCGTGGTCTAGATCTATTCATTGAGAGTGTACTGAAACCAGATCCTCAGTTACGTCAGTGTGCTCACAACCAGAAGTGCTATCATGAATTGATGTGGGTTCGTGAAAACATCTTAGAACATCTCAAAACATTACGACATAATTAAACTGTATCACGTTATACAGTTGCCAGTCACTAAATACTATGGTATAATAACCATACGTTCATCCGATGTTAGCAGTCTTGCTGGCATTGACCTTAGCCCATCATGATGACGGCAACCCTTATGGGTGGCACATGACTTGTGAAAGGTTCTTAGAGAAACGAATTGAAATCCTTATGGATGACAATTTGGATCGTCGGTCTAAATATAACTTGATAAGTTACTTTAGATCTAAGGTAGAAGGTCAATGCAATCAGACTCTAACTTAGGACGCAAGTAAGTCGCGGAACGGAGCGTTCATCCCATGTTTGAGTTACTACTCTATTCAACAATGGCTTGTGCAGATGCTGATGCCTTAATCCTTGGGATTAAAAAGCATGAGGGTCTAAAGCCAGAGTGGAAGTTAGAATTGGTAGAGACCGTAAAGGAATCTGTACCAGAATGTGATTACTACTGGGACGCAAACGACTGAAGGAACGGGGCAAAAATCCCATTCTTTTAGGAGTAAACAAATGAACACACTTACACTCATCAAGAAGCAGATCAATAAGGCTGCTGCTCTTCATGATGCTCAGATCACTCACACTGCATATCGTGGCGTTGAGTATGATCAGCGTTGTGTAGAGAGCAAGGAGTCTCATGGCACCTTCTGCTATCGCGGTCGCACCTATACTAAGTGATCGCCATGCAAGCACTAACTGTTGTTGGACTCACGTCCTTAGGTTGTGCAGCATTCATTGCTATGATTTACGGTGAAATGATTCTCTTACAAAAACTGTAGGGGGATAAATGCTCAAGGTCAAAATAGAATATGACCTGCCAGCGTATGACCCTGAGAAACACGATCCAGATAAGACCTTCGCGTTCTTAACTTATCGTGGTGTAAATTACGCTAAATGGGTCAACTTAAAATCATTAGGTATTCCTTTCTGGAAGACTAATAAATAAATGGGAGGGGTCAAACCCTCCCTTTTTACTATGGAGGTATCATGCAGGTAGATAGAGATAGGCTTAAGTTAATAATTAAAAACTTAAAATTACTTGTAGATGCGTTAGAGTGCGAAATATATTCAGACATAGATCTATACAAGCATATAGATGACGATAGAGTAGGAGTAGCGGATGACGATGATGGTTATCCAGATTGATGTGTGAGACCCCTTGACAGGGGTCTTTTTTATTGCTAAAATAACTCTGTAGTGTTTCATAAACAGAATGACAGTAAAGCTTATCTCAGTTACTCCTGATGCTGAACAACATATGGCATATTGTGCCCGTGTAAGCAACCCTTCTAATCAGGACAATGAGAAGTACGCTGGACTGCTCCGCTATTGCATTAAGCATCAGCACTGGTCAATCTTTGAACAGGCATTCATGACTCTTGAGATCAATACTACACGGGCAATCGCAGCTCAAATTTTGCGTCACCGTAGCTTCACATATCAAGAGTTTTCCCAGCGGTATGCTGACAGTTCTATGTTGGCAGATAACATTCCTCTGCCTGAACTTCGTCGTCAGGACACTAAGAACCGTCAGAACTCTATTGATGATCTTGATGAGTTTATTGTTCAACGTCTGCAGATGCAGATGCAAACTTTGTTCAGTTCTTCCATGAATCTGTATCATCAAATGCTTGATGCAGGTGTGGCAAAGGAATGTGCAAGAAATGTGCTTCCCCTCTGCGTACCCACAAGACTCTACATGTCGGGATCTGTGCGGTCATGGATCCATTGGATTGATCTGAGGTCTGCTAACGGTACACAGAAGGAACATATGTTGCTTGCAGAAGGTGCCCGTGCTATCTTTAAGGAGCAGTTCCCAACTGTATCCGAAGCATTGGAATGGTAAACTATGAATATCTTTGTCACTGACCCTAGTCCATGGCAGTCTGCTGTGGTATTGCCTGACAAGCACATTGTAAAAATGCCTTTAGAGACTTGTCAGATGCTATCCATTGTATGTTCTGACAAATGGGGTCATGGATTCGGCACTCTTCCTAGAGCAGATGGTCAACCCTATGCTACTGAGAAGGGTGCTTTTCGTAATCATCCTTGTACTAAATGGGCGAATGAGTTTGTTAACAACTGGCAGTGGTTACTTGCTCATGGTCTTGCATTGTGTGAGGAATATAAGAACCGCTATGGGAAGGTTCACACCTGCTACAACACCCTTCTAGTAGCAAAAGACATTCTCCCTACTGCGGACCCTCAAGGACGCTCAGGGAAGCATACAACGCCCTTTGTTCGTGCTATGCCCGATGAATTTAAATTTGACACAAGCATTGATACTTTTACTGCTTACAAAATGTACATTAGCAGTAAACTTTGGGTTACATCTAATTATATTCGTGACCCATCCCGCAAACCAGATTGGGTTTGATATAGATACTTAACCGACATTATTAACATGCCGACATACAACGTTAAAAATTTGAAGAACGGAGACACTCTAGAACTCAAGATGTCAATCTCTGAGTACGAACAGTGGCGAAAGGATAACCCTGACTGGGACAAAGACTGGTCACAAGCAGCGTTTGGTGGTACAATATATGGAGAACCTAAACAATCTGCTGGGTTCAAGGAGGTGATGCAGAAAGTGCAATCACGTCACCCTAATGCAAATCTCTCCCGTTATACTTGATTTAAATACATGCCAAGAAAAAGAAATACAGCTGCAACTCCTGTTCCTTTTGGAATGTCTACAAAGCAGATGAAAAGAAAGAAACCTATTAATCAACAGTATCTCAAGACCATTGAGCCACTGACAGAGAACCAGGAAAAGTTCTTCCATGACTACGGTATGGAGCAGAACATTTTTGCTTATGGTGCTGCTGGCACAGGTAAAACCTTTATTGGTTTATACCTGGCGCTACGGGACGTGCTAGATGAGAACTCTCCTTATGAAAAAATCTATATTGTCAGGTCTCTGGTCGCTACACGCGAGATCGGTTTCCTTCCTGGAGACCACGAAGATAAGTCTTCGCTCTATCAGATCCCATACAAGAACATGGTGAAGTACATGTTCAAGATGCCAGATGATAATTCATTTGAACTCTTGTACACTAACTTGAAGGCACAAGGAACTATTAGTTTCTGGTCTACATCATTCATTCGTGGTACTACATTTGATAATGCTATTCTGTTGATTGATGAAGCACAAAACTTGAACTTCCATGAACTTGACAGTATCATCACCCGTGTTGGTGAGAACTCTAAGATTATGTTCTGTGGTGACGTTGTTCAGACTGACCTTGTAAAGCAGCATGAAAAGAATGGTATCATTGACTTCATGAAGATCCTTGAGGACATGAAAGAGTTTAGTTCTATTGAATTTACTGTTGATGATATTGTCCGCTCTGGACTGGTGAAGTCCTATCTTGTAAGTAAAATGAATCTCGGTCTTTGATATGTTTAACCACGTTGGTCATTCCTTAAGTGAACTCCCTGAACCTAGCACTGTTAACGGCGTAAGGTATTACACCACGCCGAGTGGTAGGAAACTACCATCTATTACATCAATCACCTCAATGAAATCTCGTAAGAGCATTGCGGAATGGCGTAAACGTGTTGGTGATGCTGAGGCAGATCGTATCTCTAAACAAGGTACGACTCGCGGAACCAAGTTTCATAAGTATACTGAAGATTATCTGAATAATCTTGACAATAAACCACATGACATCATTCAACAGATGTCAAAACCTTGGCAACTCTTCCTTGAAGCACGTCCTTATTTGGACGACATAAATAATATACACGCTCTGGAAGCACCCCTGTACAGTGAGTATTTTGGACTCGCTGGTCGTGTTGATTGCATCGCGGAATACAAAGGGGAGCTGGCAATTGTAGACTTTAAGACTTCTCGTAAGCAGAAACCTGAGAAGTGGATTGAACATTACTTTGTTCAATGTGCTGCCTATGGTGCTCTGTATTACGATCTCACAGGTATTGAAGTAGAAAAACTTGTGATTATTCAAGCATGTGAGGATGGGGAGGTGCAATTGTTTGAAAAGTATGATAAAATGTATTATATGGAACTACTGGAGCAGTACATTAATGAGTTTGTTAACTATCACAAGGGAGAAAAGTTTGCTAATGTCTGAGGAAAACCTTAATGACATTTTAGAAAAGAAATTCATGACTGCTTCAAAGTTCTCTATGGAAATTGAGAATCTGATGAAGATCAGTAATGGTACAATGAATTATATTGAATGTGTGATTCACTATTGCAATGAGAACAACATTGAGATAGAGACAGTATCAAAATTAATTTCTAAACCCCTAAAAGAAAAACTGAAGTATGATGCTCAGCGTCTGAACTTCATGAAACGATCATCAAAGGCAAGATTAATTTTATGAAAGCGCAAGTTTTGACAGAACCATTTCCACATTTAATTGTGGAGGATTTATATGAAGATCATGAGTTAGAACTTATCTGGGAAGAACTTAATTTCTTTACTAAACCAGGAAAATTAATGTTGCCACTAGAACATGGAGCTGCTGAAAAACAAGGAGGAGAGGCAAAGACTAGTGCCTTAGCATTTCCGTTGACTTCAACTCTTCCTGGAAAAACACGAAGATGGTCAAATATATTGACCCTAGAAACAGCGATGTTTCAAAAATTAAAGCGGGATCTCCGTAACTGGAAACAGTCACATTATAGTTTATATCAAATTCCTACGCCTTCAAATACTTATACTAAACTTAGGTATTATCATAACGATGAAGGATATGCAACACATGCAGACCATCCATTTGCATGGATAACCTTTTCTTATTTCTATAAAGAACCAAAGAAATTTACTGGTGGTGAATTATTCTTTGAGGACTTTGATAACTATGAATTTCCATGTAATAACAATAGTTTAATTGCTATCCCACCTTATGTGGCACATGGTGTTCGCACTGTAAAAATTGATAACGATGATTATTATAGTGGTAATGGGAGATATGCTATTACTACATTCGTAGATTATCGTAGAAGAGATAGCTTAGACGCTATTGACTTTGATCCTCAAAGTAATGAGGCTGATTTAATAGACTGGTGGAAAAAAGATTAATGACCGCATTTGAATCCTATAAAATGTATGTCGCACTGAAGTTGCACTTCACGACCGACAGTTATGATTACTTCAAATTCAACGGCAAAACTAGAGTATCTGAGACTAACTTTGAGAAGAGAAAGGACAGATACTTCTTCAAAAAACTTACGAATCGTAAGAAGGATGATGAAATCCTTCCATACTTTGTAGCAAACTTTGTTGCTGACTCCTCTGGATGGATTGGTAACATGGTCAGAACAGATGGAGATGACAACTACAGAGCATGGAAGAAGCGCATGGAGAGTTTACACTACACTTTTAGTGAGGAAGTAGACTTTCTATTGCAGCAGGTGGATCAGTTTGATCAGTTATTTAAGGTCACTGAGACTCATCCACCATTACTAAAGTTTCTTTTGGGTAATCAGATCTCCATGGAAACTTTTGTTATTTTAAATCAGATCCTAAACTTTATACCACAGTTTGATAAGAAGATTGTGGAAACTATTGTTTGGTCTGACGTGAGGAGAACCGTCATGAAGTACACTCCATTTGTATCTGTAGACACTGTTAAATATAAGGGAACTTTAAAGGAAAAAGTATTAGATCACCAATGTCTTTCTTTGAATCAGAAATAGTACAAAAAGAAGCTGAGGAGATCAACCTCAAGCAGCAGGAGATTGTCAATCGGTTACCGTTCATCCCTCTAATGGAGACGGACGACCGTATTGAGTTCTTTGATGCTATGCTAGACTTGATTGACAGGCAGAAGGTCTTCTACATGAGACTGAATCTGTCTGACGATCCGATGGCAATCCGCCTGAAGGAAGAGTTTCGTGTCGCTGCTAGAAGACTCGGTATGGATGCCGATGGTCTGAACATGCTGGACATCTATGACAAGTTCCGTGACAACATGGAAAATGTCCGCCAGCAAGTGCTTGACGGAGAACTCTAAATAGGTTATGATGATCCTGTTGGGTCATCGCAATCCAACGAATACAACACACACAACTAATCCGAGGTAATACAAATGTCTTTTGCTGATCTTAAGAACAGCTCCAAGTTTGGTTTTGATCGTCTGACTAAGGAGATTGACAAGCTCCAAGCTACTGGTGGTAGCAGTGATGATCGTTTCTGGAAACCCGAGATGGACAAGTCTGGCAACGGTTTTGCGGTAATCCGTTTCCTGCCTGCACCTGACGGCGAAGAACTGCCATGGGCAAAGGTTTGGTCACATGGTTTTCAGGGTCCTGGTGGATGGTATATTGAGAACTCCCTGACCACTCTGGGTAAGAAAGATCCCGTGTCGGAACTGAACCGTACACTGTGGAACAGTGGTCTTGATAGCGACAAGGAGATCGCTCGTAAGCAGAAGCGTAAACTCTCCTACTACTCCAACATCTACGTTGTGAGTGACCCTTCTAATCCCTCTAACGAAGGCAAGGTCTTCCTCTACAAGTTCGGTAAGAAGATCTTTGACAAGATTCAGGCAGCAATGCAACCTGAGTTCCAGGATGAGACTCCTATCAATCCGTTTGATCTGTGGCAGGGTGCTAACTTCAAACTGAAACTGCAGAAGAAGGATGGTTATTGGAACTACGATAAGTCTGACTTCGCTGCACCTTCTACCCTTGAGGACATGACTGATGCAGAACTGGAGCAAGTATGGAAGTCACAGCATTCTCTGAGTGAATTCATGGATGCTAAGAACTTCAAGTCCTATGAGGAACTTGACTCACGTCTGAACGTTGTTTTGGGTCGTGGTCAGAAGCAGAAGTTTGATCGTGAGACCCTTGAGGATGAGTCTGAGGGTCGTGGTGGTTTCAATGATGCTGACATCATGGGAGCACCTAAGTTCAATGCCCCTTCCCGTCCCATGCCTAATGCCATGAAGGAAGAACTGAACAACCTTCAACCGACTGCGGCGTCACGTCCTGCTCCTACGACTGATGATGATGACACCCTGTCCTACTTTGCCCGCCTTGCTGAGGAAGAATGAAACTACTGACTGTTGAAGACTACCAGAAGGCAGGTGAGTCCTTCTGGCCAAAGTATTGGTACGTCGCTAAAGAACTTGGTGAAGATGCCAGAGCAGAGGACATCCTAAAAGTCCTTGAGTCCATCGGTACAGTTGCATTGCGACTGAAACTTGAGGAGAAAGAAGGACCCTTTGGTTTTAACAAGAAGGATGAAGAAGTACTTACTGCAGATCCTCAGTAGTCCCGTAACCCACTTCAATGTATTGATAGTGGGTTTTCTAATTCTGGTTGGAGTCATGCATAATCATGCACATTATAGTATGGAACAAGATGCTGATGCTTATGTGTTCCAATGGTGTAAGAAAAATCCAGAAGAGTGTAAAAGATTTACCTCAGATTACTGAAGGAAAATCAACTTTTATTTCCAAAAAACCCCGAAAAAAAATTCGGGGTATTTTTTTGTCTGTAGGGTTTTTATAGTCCCTGAGCAATATCCAGTGCTCTCTTGGCAGTAGATACTAATCTGTACCTTTGATAAGTTCTTCTATTAGGTATAGTTAAAGAAAAACCCAGAAGATCCCCTTCGGGGTCATCTGGGATTCCTACTGGTTGTACGAAGAATATACCTGCATGTGCTACGCATTTCCAACCGATGTCAACAAATCCTAAGTCTCTTAGGGCACATTCTAGTTTTAAGGAGTAACACGCTTCTTCTAATATCATAGGGTGATGTTATTAAAGATACTAGTTTTGTTTAGAGTCTGTTTAACAGTACGATTAGTGTCAACATCAGTAGGATTGTATATTGCTGACGCTTTAAAGACCTTGACAAAAGTTTCAAGAAAAATAGGTTTTAGGATTTGTAAAAATCTTTTCTTCTCATTACGTTCTTGCTCCCATTGATAGTGACTGATTGAGGTCAGTAATGTTGCACCATTTTCAGTTTCTTCTACAAATGGATTATATGATTTAGGGTAAGTGATTTGAAAAGAGTCTGGATCGCTGGGATCATAATATACCTCTAATCCACCAGGAAGCATTATTTCACCAAGATCATTTTTGACTTCTTTAGTGAGATAGTGCTTTACTGCATGTGGGTCATCATATTTTTTATTAATAAGTAGTTCAAACTCAGCATTGCTTAATGGCCAGTCATTTTTAATATCTATGATTTTGTTGGTTAATAGAATAACCCAATCATAGTTAGGATCATTATAAACTGCATCAGAAACTTGATCTGGTCTGATGCCATCTTTCACTTGCAGTTCTGTGAATAAATCTGTTGCATATGCAGAGTTATCCAAACTAAGTTTTCTGAAGATGTTTGTAGCAAGTACAAAATCTTGGTTAGTAAACTGGAACTGAGTTCTAGTTGGAGTATATTCTATTTTTGGTAGATATGAGAAAAATGATGCCATGGTTACTTAGATTGAATGTTGGGTCTCATCCCGAATAAGAGATCTCCATATAGATTTGTCACTTCAGTAAGTTGCATGGTGATTGTAACTCCAACAGTGGTTGCTTTTCCAGTAGCACCAAAATCACCAACAGTTGTGTAATTTCCTGTGGGTGTGAAATCAAAATCAATTTGATTAATTGCTGCTGGCAAGAGTGGTTGGATGAACGGGTGTTCTTTTGCACCTCTCATATAGGTCAATAGTACAAAAGGTGGTTGTGTAATAAATCTACTTTTGTCATCAAAAAGGGTTGACCCAACTTGTGTTCCTAATGTAGCTAATCCAGCAGATGTCCCAGCGTTGTTGAGTATAGTTTGAACTGCACCTTGCCAACCTCCAGGTCCTGTACCTCCCAGAGCACCGCTGATGGTTTGCGATGTAAGAGAACCAGCAGTATTAGCTACTCCTTCAACTGTTGCTGTTTGGGCAGCATCATAAAAAGTATTTTGCAATGCTTTTGTATTTAATGGTTTAGTAGTTGTAGAAGGCAAACTTGCTTTTCTGAGCGTATCTACAATATTATAAATTGCCGTTGCATCCTCTTTAGATTTAGTAAAAAGATTAAATCTAAAGTTAAATCTTCTGAAGTCGGGACCTTCATAAAGAACTTCAAGGTTTGGGTTGAATACAACACCAGTAGTTGCTGAAAGTAATCCAGCAGCAGATAATCCACTCGCCCCTAATTTATTTGAAAGTTCTACTGCTTTATTAAGACCAAAATTTTCAAGTAATCTTCTTACAGAGTCTGTTGCTGCTTGCGTTTCTGTACCTCTATTCCCTAAGAATCTTCCTAATTCACCCAGTTCAGTGTTGGAAAAATTCTGTGACATTGCCTCAGTTACTTTTTGAGGAATGTTGATTACAATTGGATCTAGATAATCTTTTATATACTCTACTTTATTTGAGTCATATTTTCTTCTGATAAACTCCATTTTCAAATAATCCACTGATGGATCACTTGCCCCAAAATCTGCTGGATATCTTAATACTGACATTAGTTTTCTATAAATCTATGAATGGGGAGGGTAGCGATAAATTCCCAATCTTCTTCTTGGACCTCAAAGAATAAATGATCTGCTTGTTTGAAGATGTATCGGTGAATAGTTTTTTCAATAATCCTTGCTTTTTTATTTAGGAGGGCAAGAGCATATGGACCTTTCTCTCTGTCACGCAGGTAGTGTATATTAGACCCCAAGAAATTATCTTTAGCACGATCAAAAGCATAAACTAGAGGATAGATGTCATATCTATCCATCTGTGCCTTAAATTTTGGGTCATATTCGTAATAATATAGTTTCTCGGGTTCTACTTCATCTGTGATGTTATCATAGAGGTATTCAAAGACTTCTCTGCGATACCATTCTCTACTTTTTTTCTGACCACCAGATTGCTTTGTGATGTGGTTTTCTAGACCACCTATTGTTCTGGTATTTGCAAATCCCTTAGACATTTAAGTGCTCCTCTGTGAGTATGAGAAATTCTAGTCTTCTATCTGCACACCACTCTCTCGCTGCTTCCCATTTCGCTTGATTGACGACATATGTAGAAACTTCATTCAAATAACGTGGTGTTTTACGTTTGGGTATTTTGGGTTGTAATGTTTGTTTCTTTGGTTTGACTTCAATTAAGTATTTTTTGATAGTATTGTTCTTATTTTGGATTTTGATGTAAAAATCAACAAAGTATCGGTGAATCCTACCGTCTAGAGGAGAACGATAAGGAACAACGATTTCTTCACTACCCCATTCAAGCACATGATCATGGTCATCACACCATTTCATGAATTTAAGTTCCCATAATGATCTGTATATTACTAGTCTCGGATCACCTTTGTATTTTCTTGGATTCTTTGGTTGAAACTTGCCAGAATACGCCATAAATATAATTACAACAAGTACTTCTATTTAGAGTTAATGTCTATATCTAGACTAAGGGGGATATTCAATACTGACTTAGGTGGATCATATTCTAATGAGTATGAGGTAAACTTCTCTTTTAATACTTCGCTTAATTCGGAGATCTTGAAAAGATTGAAGTATTATGGGTTTAATCCATCATCTACCAGTAGTGGTGCCTATAGTGATATGATGTTCTTGTGCGATGAAGCATCATTGCCAGGAACTTTTGCTGCCACTAATGAGGTTGATGGTGTATATGCAGGTAGATTGATTCAGTATCCTCATGCTAAACTTTATAATGATATGCGTCTGAGTTTTATTCAGACCAATCAACTCAATCCATCAAAGTTCTTTGAAGCATGGATGGGTGGTATGTTCCCAGAGTATGGTATTGATGATGTTACTGAGATTCAACCAGCGGAAAGAAATAGAAGGAGACAAGTAAGTAATACTGTAGGACTTCGTTATTATAATGAGATGACTTGTAATATGAGAGTACAGAAAACTTATAAAAATAATATTGATCCATCTGGAGAAAATTCATGCTATTATGATATGTTTAATGTATATCCTTATAGTATTGAAAGTGTGCCATTGTCGTATGGTGCTAGCACACTAAATAAATTGAGAGTATCGTTCAGATACGAAAAACATGTTGTGATCTTCTACGATCAAAAAGGAGCAGAATTCTAATTATTTTTTGAACTATGTCATTACCTCAGATTAACACTCCCGTCCATGAATTGAAAATTCCATCTACAGGGAGAAAAGTAAAATATAGACCATTTGTAGTACGAGAAGAAAAAATTCTTCTCCTTGCATTGGAGTCTGAAGATCAAAACGAAGTCACCAATGCCATTACTCAGATCATTGGGAATTGTATTCAAACAAAGATTGATTTAGATAGTCTCTCTACATTTGATGTTGAGTATATCTTCCTCAATGTTCGTGCCAAGTCTGTTGGTGAAGTTCTTGAGTTTGCTATCACATGTCCTGATGATGGTGAGACACAAGCAGAAGTTGAGATCAATATTGATGATATTCAGGTAATCAAGGACAAGAGTCATACTGATACCATTGACCTTGAGAATGGGTATTTTATTAAGATGAAATATCCTACAATGAAGTATATTATGGAAAAGAAACCTGATGACAAGAAAAGTCTTATTGATAGCACTTTTGAATATGCTGTTGAATGTATTGATACTATCTACAATGATGAGGAGACATGGGAAGCAGCAGATTCTACAAAGAAAGAACTTGAAGAGTTTGTTGAGCAGTTGAACTCTAAGCAGTATCAGAAACTGCAGGGGTTCTTTGCAACAATGCCTAAATTGTCTCATACAGTTAAGGTGACTAATCCTAAGACTGGTGTGAAGTCTGATGTTACAATTGAGGGACTGGCAAATTTTTTCGCCTAGCGGTTTTCCAGAATAATCTGGAGAACTATTATCGCCTAAATTTCAATCTCATGCAACACCATAAATATAGCTTGACAGAGATTGAAAATATGATGCCGTGGGAGCGGGATGTTTATGTGAGTCTGTTAGTTGATTTTATTGAAAAAGAAAACGCACGCAGGGCCGCACAACAGTAATGCCGATAAACCAGAGACCATCACCATCACCTCAAAATCCTGGACCTGGATCAGGCGGACCTGTACCTCAGAACCAGATGGTTCCTCAGGCTGCTGGTAATCCTCGTTATAAACCTGGAATAGGACCAGATCCTAATCCTAAGGTAGTAGTAAAGGCTGTCAATCCTCCTGTTACTCCTGATCAGGTAGTCTCTATGGCGGAGATTCCTGAGGCAGCAACTATTGAGTTGCCAAAAATTCAAAATATCAAGATTGCTCCTGTAAAGAATAAAACCATTCAGGGACATCTAAAGGCGATTGAAGCAAAGATGGTCGCCACTGAGAAGTTGATGAAGGATATTGTCAAACTTCAGAAGGTACAGATTCATACTGAGAAAGAATTATTTGAACGTAAGAGAGAGTTATATCAGAATACATTTGAAGAGTACTTATTAGATAAAACTATTGACTTTGAGGATCCTGAGAATCCTGATTGTACTTGTGTAAATTTACCAAAGAAAGGTGGACCAGGCGGTGGATTCCTTCCAAACCGAAACCGCCGCAATCGTGGTCGTAATAGACAACCATCAACAGCACCAGCACCATCAACAGTACCATCAACAGCGAACAAACCTGCTAATGAACCAGCAACAGCTCCCGCACAACAACCCAACCTAGATCCAGGCAAAACACTACCTAGAAGAGAACAACCAGAAATACCTACTGGCACACCAGCATTTCCTTCTTTTAATCCACTTGATCTTTTGAAAATTATTCCATACCTTGTGCCTGGAATGGAACCATCTACGCCATTGGGATTTAGTCGTGATCCTGGATTAGAAGAGTGGTTAAGAAAGGGTGAATTTGATCCCGTATCTCAGGCAGCTGCTCCTGCACTTTCACCAGAGGAAGCAAATAGACAACTTACTGAAGAAATTGAAGGTCAGCAAACTTCTTATAAACCATTTGAACCAGTTAAAGAGCAACCAGTATCACCAGATCCAGTTCCAGCAAATCCTCTACAAACAATGTTGGACGGATTTACTAATCCTAAATCATTAGCTGAAGTTACTGGTCTTCCCATCAGTGAAGATTTAGAATTCGCATTACAAACGGTCGTTGGTATGCAGGGTGGTAGCGCATTGCAAGTTGGTGCAGCAAAAGTACCTGCAATCGCAAACACTGTCAGAAGACTTGGTGTTCCATTTGCTTCTAGAGTTCCTGGTCTCAAACGATTGTTTGGTTTGAGTGATGATGTTGCTGAGATTACTGTCAAGGCAGGTAAAGCAGGCACTGGTGCGGCAGATGATGTTGCTGCTACTACAACTACTGCTGTCCCTAAAACTAATGTTACTCCAGCAGCACGCTCTGTCCGTCGTACATCTTCGGGTGGTGAACGTTTGGGACGAAATGTTCGTCGTCAACGTGGAGGAAGAGGAAGAAGAGCTGATCGTGGTGCAGACAGGCGTATTCAGGAAGCACTGGATGATCCAGCGTTGCAGTCATTGGATGATGCTCAGCGTCTCAGATCTCAAAATCCAGATTTACGATCCGCGCAAGAGGTAATGGATGATATTCCAATTCGCGTTCGTCCTGGTACAAAACTTACCAAAGAAGAAATTGAACTTATTAATCAAGCGACTCGCCCAGGAACGAGTCAACAGGCTGCTAGGGGAATTCAGAAAAGATTGAATGTTCAGAATAAGTCAAACCCCGCAAATCAGGCGAGGGATACTGCTGCTAGAATGACAAAAAATAAAGCATCTGGTGGTATGGGTGATGTAGAATTGTTTAATAGTGACGCATTGAATTATTTTAGAGGAATGTCAAGTAAAATTGTACCTATGGCAGATGGTGGTCTTGTCGGGTGGTGGAATAAAGGTAGGAACATGAGAGTTCCTTCTGAGAGTACTGCTAGTTGGAAAGACCTTATGGCAGATGATGCCAAACAGATTACTAGAACTAATAAAGCATTCAAGTCTGGTGCTACTGGTATTAAAGGATGGAATCCTATCAAAGCATTTACACCTGAGATGGTAAGAACTGGTCCTACCCCTGCTGTTCGTCAGGCATTTGAAAGACCTGCCCGTACTGTTACACATCCATTGATGATGGCATTAGAATTCATCATCAATGATTTGTTAATCAATCCAAGATCAACAGCAGTATATGATCAGGTTACTGGTCCTAATGCTTATTATAATGATCCTGCTTATAAGGGTCCTATGCCATCACAGAATCTTGAGAATGCTCAAAGTAGCATGATGTCTGGCAACAATGATCAGAAACCTGAGGTTGTTCCCCTTCCGCCAGAATACATTAAGATTCCTGGTAAGAAGAACGCACCCAACTATGTTGGTACTGAATCACCTGATATTGAAATGAGAAGAAGTGTATTCACTAGATCTTCATCACATATTGATTGATGATTAAAGCAAAGACTAACATGATAGAACCAACTTCGGAGGCAGCAGAATCCGAAGTTTTTGTCGTAGCTGATAATATCATACCTGTTCGTGTAGCATCTGTTGATACTATTCTCAATACAGAGTTTACTGAAGAAATGCAAGTTGTGCCTGAAAAACAGGTACAGCAACTTATTATTGAGAATAAAACTACTAATCCATTGAGTGGATTCTTCGTCAGGATGGGTGGTTATCTTGACTCAATGGAGAACTTCCTCTCTGAAATGCATTCAAATTATATGAATGCGATTGAGCAGAAGAAATCATTATATCAAACTGAGGAGAGTGATCAAACACAGAGAACGAGTCGTTCAAAGAGAACTGCCAGAAAACTTTCTGATGAAAGAAGATCTAATATGCCTAAACCTTTTGGTGACTTAGGTGATGACATTCTAGGTCTCATTGCTTTGAATGCTCTTGGTGGTGGTATAGATGATGCGATGAATATGGGTGGTGGTGAGATTCAGATAGTTCCTTATACACCAGTTGCAGGACAATTAGTTGCTAAGGGTAAAACTGATCCCACTCAAGGTGATAAGGGATATGTTAGTGGTTATCCTTTGACATCATTGTATGGATGGCGATGGGGTCGTATGCATGGTGGTGTTGATATTGGTGTACCAATCGGTACTAAATTTGCGTTGAAAGAAGATGCTGTAATTAAATTTGTTGGGTGGCAAGATCCTAACAATGCATACAAAGGTTATGGATTATTAGTTGATGCATGGGTTCCTAGTCTTAAGAAGATGTTCCGTTTTGGTCACCTTAGTAGTGTTGCGGTGAAGGAAGGTGAGACTATTAAGGCAGGAAGTGTTCTTGGTGCATCTGGTGATACTGGATTATCTACTGGTCCACACTTCCATATTGAAGTTCATAGTCAGGTGACACGCACTTATGGTGGTGATGATCCTATGCCATATATTGACTATGTGATTGCTGGCGAAGAAGTTCAGCAGAGATCTGAAGGTTCTATTGAAAGAGTCGGTAGAGTCATGGTTGGTGAAGCTGGCACTGAATTCGTAGTTCCAATGAGTCAAATGCCAATCTTCGCTGAACTTATGATGGAAGAGAAGATTAAGTCTCTAAATCCATATTATGTTTCTGATCATGGAGTTATTGATGATATTGGATTTGAGAGGAAATCTGGTTTTAGTCAGAATATGATGGCGTCTGGTGGCATTTCTGGTGCTATTCAATTTATCAAAAAACATGAAGGTCTTGGGGCATTTATTCCTGGTACTGGTGGTGGAAATAGACTTGCTGATTATATTGGTGATGGTATGTCTACATCAGTGAAGGGAACTCCTAGATCAGTAGCATACAAATCTTCTACTGGATTATATTCATATATTGATACCGAAGGTGTTCCTACTATTGGATATGGAACTACATTCTATGATGATATTTTTGGTGGTCAGCAACCAGTCAGAGATGGCGACACCAGCACAGTAGGTAAAATGGAATCTGTCATGAATAAGCATGTTAGACAGATTTATGATCAATATGATGAGTGGTATCCGTTATTCAAATACTTCAAACCTAATCAGCAAGCAGGTATTATTTCATATCTCTATAATAGGGGACCTAATGCTATCGTAGGATATGGTCCTATGAGAAGAGCAATTAAGTCAGGTAATGTTCATGAACTTGCTCGCGAGATTGAGATTGATATTGCTAGTGTTGGACCCAAGAGAAGGAGAGAAGAAGCAGATTTACTTAGAACTGGTCCATCTAAGATTGTCGGACCTAAGATTGTCGGACCTAAAGAAGTTGGTCCTGGTAAAGTTGGATCTGGTATTCCTGGCGTTCCTGATTTGACTATTAAGAAGATGTTCCAGAGTTTTGGTAAACAATCTTCATTAAATACTATACCAGGCAATGAGCAAATGCGATTTGCTAGTGAGACACAAGAGCAATTCTCGTTTGACAATGTTAAAGGTGAGATCGTCGCACTCTATCAACCAACTGTCTATTATACTGAGACATGAGTTTAATTCAAAGACTAACAAGAATAATAGCTGGTGAAGATTACGATCTATCTCCATGGGATCCTGATCCTTTAGTAGACATAGAACCAAAAACTCCAATTGTTGGTGGTGATAAACCTGTAAAAATAAAAGCAAAAACTTCAATGATTCCTGCTGCAAAGCTTAAGCAGGAGTTGAAGAATTTTGCGAGTATGTTTATTCCAATTATTCCACCTTGGATGGTGGAGTTTGAGGAAGACGAGAAGCATTATCTGGTGCCAAAAAAACAGATGAATATGTTAGTATCTGATGAGGATGTTGACGACTGGAATTACTTGTTGGAGAGATTCAATAATCTTCTTGCTAATTTAACCAAGTTACTGAATAATATTAGAAAGGTTGATTATAATAAGATTGTTCATGATAAACTGCTTGAACGTGAGATTAGAAATAGAAAGATCAAGTTAACTGAAAAATTATTAGAGAAGACTGAGGAGAAGGAGGAGAAAGCATCTAAAAATACTCCTCAGTCTCAGATAGAAAATATGAATATGTTGATGATGGCAGTTGCGAATTCATTTATTCCAAGATCATCACAAAATGTCAATCCTCTGGATGCAGCAACACTTGAGCAGTTGAATGAAGATGGTTCTGCCTTAAAAGCAGCAGCATTTCTTGGTACATTGGAAGCATCGTCACCACAAGATGTTGCTGATACTTTTCAGGTTATGTTGAATAGAGCATCAAAGAATCATTCTGGTTATGGTGGATTATTTGAACAGATTACTGCACCAGAGCAGTTCTCTCCATATTCTGCTGCAATCTATGGTGATAGTGCTGACACCACCGCCGCAAGTTATTATGGTGGATTAGGTATTACTTTACAAGAACTTGCTGAGATGTCATCTGCTCCCGATGCATTTGAGCAGTTACAAGCTAGATTTGGAGCGGGTAGTGCTTCCATTGCACAACAGGTCTTAGCAGATTTTGAGAGTGAGGGAACTTTATCTCAAAACTCTAAGGAGTTCATTGGTGGAATGGTTTCATTTAGAGGAGCTGGTAGTGATATTGGGGATAACTATAGTCAGAGGCACGAAGATGCTAATAAGTTTTTTGCTTCGGGTGCTATTGTTATTCCACAACTATTAGATGAATATGTGTGGTATAATACTAATGATAGGACTGATAATCTTGCCAAGTTTATTGTAGATAGACCAACGATTATTGATACTGCAGAAATAGGAGAACCGTTGATTGTTATTCCTACTGAGAGACCCATTGGTCAGCAAATTTTGAATATCTTATTCAAAGAACCATTTAGGAAGATTGAAAAGATTTTTGAACGTAATCAGCAGCAGAAGGAACAGCAGGAAGCAAAAGCACAAACACCTATTCAGAATAATACTACTTCTATCACTAGGTCACCTATTCCAGAATCTAGTAGACCCACATCAAATTATCTTCAACGTCAACAACAATCTTCATTATATAATGAAGATATGAAATTAGAATCTATTGCTGGAGGATACTCTAGTGATAGTATTCAGAGCGGGATTACGAGGATTAATACTAAGGTCTCAAATCTCACTAGACAATCACAAACCACCACGCGCAGATCATTATCTAATATAGATACTGTATCGCAAAAAACTCAGAATGTTTTTGGTGCAAAAGTAATTTTAATGACACAAGACATCTACGCAACAGAGGAATAATATGTCAGTCACTGATACAATCGTAAAAGCAACCGTATATGATATCCCCACTGTAACTAAATTAGTTGAACTTGTGCCAGAGGGACAAGGTATTCTTTTTCCTGAGGTAATTTCATTTAATTATTATGAATCAGTGTTTGAAGATTTTATCACTGCGGAACTCACTATTTTAGATTCTGCAGGACTAGTTGATGAATCATTTGATAAATGTGGTGTGCGTCAATTTTGTCCCGTAGAAATTGAGTTTCCTGACCCCAGTAAGGGAACTGAATGGGAGAAAGATCGCCCTAATTTTGCATTCACTGGCAAGAATTGTTTCTTTGTTAATAACGTTTCCGATCAAATTATTCAAGGAAAGAAGAAGCAATATAAGTTACAACTTGTTAATAGGGATGCTGTCGTAGCATTGTCTAAGAACGTCAAAAGTTCTTGGCCACCTGATGATTCTACTAAAGTAGATTACAATACTGTTGTTGATAGCCTACTTACCAAATACATACAAACTGCCAAGAACAAGGAACCTGTCATGAAGTATATGACAGAGAGTATTGCGAAGTTGCAGGGACATAACTTTAAGGTCTATGAACTCCTTAATGCTATGTGTCAGTATGCTACACCTAAGGGAACTGATGGTTCTGGTCAAGAAGAAACTAGACCAGCTGGATATGCATTCTATGAGACATATGATGAGTATAGATTTGATCCAATTCACAAATTGATGACGGAAGCTTATAGATTGAAATCTGCTTATAAGGTTATGCCTGTTAATGATGATTTAACGGGTCCTGCTCAAGCATCACAAACTATTTTAAGTTACAAGTTTTATGATGGTGTTACACAGAGCAGTTTATTGGAAGAGATCGCAGCAAAGAAGAGGGGTAAACCTAAGACTAAAGTTCTGGATGTTCAGCGAAATACGTTTACTGACATTGAGAAATTACCACCTAAAACTATTGAGGACAAGTGTTTGAAAGCTCCTTCTGATGGTGATTTTACAACAGTAAAATATCTTGAGCAAACGCAATATCAAATGGAATACTATAACACATGCGATGAGAAAAAATTGGATAATGAACCAACTAATCCAGAATTGACATCTTTGAATTATGGTGCTATGTTAGACTTATTAAGGACTAAAGTATCCACAATCAGAGTTCCTGGTAATTTGTCTCTGTCTGCTGGTGATCACCTCGAACTTGATTTCCCTTTAATTAAGGGAGACTCTGGTAAGGCAGCAGAAGCGAGTGATAAATATTCAGGAAAGTATTTGATTACAAGGGTCAACCATAGGGTTGAGGATATTACCCATTTGTACACGCATATGGAAATTTGTAAACTAGTAGAATCCTAATGAACACCGATTTTTCACAAAACCTGTGGTATCAAGGCAAAGAACTTGCCAAAGCAGGCACTACCATGCTTGGATGGGTTACTAGCGTCAAGTCAGAAGGTGGTGGGGGATATTATCAGGTTAGATGTCCTGCTATTCATGGATATTGTGATATTAATGAAGCGAATTGTGAGGAAGATGTAGTAGCAAAAGCAGCACTTCCTTGGATTCCTTCTATTCAAACTGAACATGCTAATAGTGCTGTAAGACAAAATAATCCTAGACAATATTCTAAAGGACAATTTGTTGTCGTTAGGTTTGATGGACCAAATTATAGTAGTCCTGTAATTATATCTGCCCATAAAGCAAAGCACCCAGTATTAGGTAAGAAGGAAAACTTTGATCAAAGTTCTCCATATGTTATTGCTGCTCTGGTAGAACCCCTTAAGGACAATGTAAGTACGAATCAGGGTGATAATGGTTGCTTTAAGGTTGTAACAAAAGCAGCTAAGATTACTGAAAACGGAGCACCTAAAAAGAAGACCAGCAAGTGCGGTGAAAGCGGCGGGATGCAATCGGAGGTTGGTGCTTTCATTGGTGAGTTCATGAAAATCATTCAGAACACCGATGGTAAAATTGGATCCAAATTTGTTGATGGTGTAACTGGAGAGTTATTTGAAATTACTGGATATATCCAGCAATATATGTCTGCTCTAACAAATATCGTTAGCAGTGGACTGAAGTGGGTTAAAGCAATTATCACCAAGTATGTCAGACAAGCTATTGATATGCTGGTCAAGGCAATCATGGTTCCCATTACAAAGGTTACTTCGATTGTTAATGAAACTATTGAGAAAGTTCTCAATATGATTTTCTGTAGCTTTGGTAATATTGATGCTATGATCTCCAACATGATTGAAGATCTGCTGAATACACTTGTGGATTCTGCTCTCAATAGCGTCTTTGGTTGTTTGAATACTCTGGTCGATGGTATTCTCAATGAGATCATGGGAGAAATTCTTGGTCTCGTTAGTGATATTATGGGTGCTATTGAGTCTATTGCTGGTATTGTCGGCGGATTTGGTAATCTACTGGGTGAGGCAATTAATGCGGTATTAGACTTCTTAGGTATTAGTTGTGGTGGTCCTGGTGATTGTGCAACTAGTGCATCAAATGCTCTTAACACTGCCTTCAACAATCCTGGTGAGTTTGGACTCACTGATGGCATCAAATCAGGATTGCAAGGTGGTTTAGACGGTATTAATAATCTTACCAGTGATATTAATAAATCTACAGCAGCAGCAAATGCAGAGGCCGCGGCGTTTGCTAAGGGTGTTGACATGGGAACTGCAAATGTTCCTGGTGTTTCTACAGATAATCAAGCATTGAAGAATGCATTTACTACTGCAAATAACATTGCTGCTTCTAAAGTATCTAATGTCTTTGACTTCTGTAATAATTTGAGTGGAGGTAAAAATGCTAATGGATCTGAGTCAAAGCCAACAAATCCTGGCAATCCTGGTCCTTATTCACCTAACACCACTTATGCAGTAGTTGTTGGTGATCCCAAAGACAGATATAATGCAGAATATGTTATTCTGCCTGTAAAAGAATCATCTAAAACTGGTAAAACTCAGAAGATAAAAATCAGAAGGAATGTAGATCATGAAGATGGTGTAATTGTTTTTGCTGTTCATCTTAGACCTACAGACACAGCTAGAGTTGTTGGTATCACTAAAAATCTTACTTCTGGTGGTGATTTAGAGATGGGAGATAAGTTAGGCAATAAGCAATATGCTACGATGCCTAAGAAATTAAAGTCAAAGCAAGAGTTTCCTAAACAGAAACGTGTAATTTCTTCTGAGAAAATATTGTTCCCTGCAGGGCAGAAGGAAGTGATGGTGGAGATCCCCACACTCAAGAATAAACCACCAACAAATAAGGATGGTGATCAAATCGCTGAAGAGGTAACATACACTGCATCCATTTATAGATCTGTGGATGATCTTAACAAGAAGAAATATCCTTATACAAATCTTCCAGCAACTTCGGATTTGCTCAATAGTGCTACATTAAAGATCACCTTTGATAAAATTACTGACGATGATCCAGGCAAATCAGATATTTATTTACCTCCAGAAATTCTTACTAAGCAGATCACTTATGCTGTTGGTAATGTCAGTGTAACTGCTGGCGAACCAGCACAATTCCAAGTAATTCGTAATCCTGTTGTTGATTTCTCTACTAGAGTTAATTGTATAACTGAAGTTGATACTGGTCAGGTATCTCCTGCTACGGAAGGAACTCATTATACAGGCGGTAGCGGTATTCTTACATTTGGACCAGGAGAATCTAAGAAAATTTTCTCTGTTCCTACTATTCCTGATAGTGGTATTACAAATTCCACTAAATCTTTCTTAGTAAGATTTAAGGACGAATTCCTTCCCATCAAAGTAGCTTCTAATCTTGGCGGTAAGGGTACTAAAAATGGAACTAAAATAGGTGCAGGTTTTACGAGAAGAGCAGTCATCAACTATGACTCTACCTTTAAACCATCCCCAATCTGTGAGGCAGAGATTCTGTTGACCACTGAGAATACACCATGTATTGTTCAGGAAGAAGATATTCCTTTGAACATTGGTTTTATTGCTAAAGCTAGTGTTGGTGGTTATGTTCTGTCTTATCAGTGGGAGAGGACATATGATGATCCCAAAGATTCTGCTACTACTTGGACTACAGTCACTAATGGCACTAGAAGTGAAACTATTACGGAAAAGGTAACTACATTTGGTCCTTCCGACGTTACAATTAATGGCACTACTTTGGATGGATGGGAGACAAATGATGTTGACCAATCTGTTAGTATTTCTTATTCTGGAGCAACAACTAATATATTGGCAGTTGCTCAACCATCATATCTTATTATGGATCAAGAGTATTATCGTTGTGTGATTACTGGAACGCCAGTTACTCCTTCTGCATATACTCCTACACTTACTTATACTACTGGACCAACCTATGTTGGTATTACTAAAGAGGGGGTATATTCCAGCACGGTGAATTGTGCTCCTGCTGGTACTAAGGGCAACGGTCCTCTAGTAACATACACCAAAGCACCATCTATCGCTGGCACTGGTGAGTCTATGGAACTCTATGAGAACTATAGACCCAGAATGGTGTCGGAAAGTGTTGTCGGTGAAGAACTTACCGCTGAATTCCTTGCCGATGGCTCTGGTTTAAAGGTTAGTGGTGATGTTGGACAAGGCTCCATTAAATTAAGATTTACATGGGATGATAATGTCAAAACTTCTGGTCAAGCAGTAGGTGAACTTACTGTTGCTGGTAAAACTTTCTCGCAAGGCAAGAAGGAAAAGGGTAGTCTGGATAAAACCATTTATGTAAATGCTGGAGAGACTTATCTTTTCCAATATAAGACTGCTAAGAAACCTGCAAAACAACGCGGAACTAAGGTTATTTCTAAAGGTCAAGTCATTTTGTGGGATGATGATGCTAGTAACTCATTTGATGAGAACGCTAGATTGACTATCCTTAAGGTTACTGGTAATGAAACCTCTATTAAAACCAAGCAGATCAATGATTTCACAGCAGGATTCTATCCTAAAGCAATCGGTGAGTATGCACAGCACACTTATGGTGGACCTCTTAATTGGACTAGTTTAAGTGACTCTTATACAGGTGACTTTAATTTAGTTGGTGGTAGTGGAACTGGTCTCAGTGTTAGAGCAACATTTGAAGCTTTCCCAGGCAAAGGAGGCAATCCTAATAACACAAGGTATAAGATTCTTGCGATTCTGAATGCTGGCGAAAACTATGTTGTTGGTGATGAATTATCATTCCCAGATCAAGGTGGATATAGTTTCAGTGGCATGGGAGAACTTGTTAAACTTCTCACTACTGATTTCGGCATCAGTGATTTTGCTGGTGTCTGTGATGTTGTAGAACCAACTCAAGATGTTCCACCCCCTGTTGAAGAAGATGATAAAGATACTGATTGTAAAGAAGTAAGAGAAATGTTGGACAAAGATCCAAAATCTCTTACAGCTGTAAAAGACAAAGAAGGATATTGGGAGGATAAGGACGGCAAAGAATATTATTGTCCAGATGATGATCTTATTGACGATCCTGAAGATGATGATGATGAACCTGAAGATGATGAAGATGATGATGTAGATCCCCCAGTTGATCCAACACCAGATCCTGATGATGACGATCCCCTTCCTCCATCTACACCAGTTCCTGTTGATAAGGGTGGTGGTGTTATCACTGTTCCTATTCCACCTGGACTTCCTAAGTATAAGAAACCTCCATTTATTCCCATTACGGGTCCTGGAACTGGTGCTGTTGCGAAAGCGGAACTTGATGATGATGGTAATTTAATCGATATTGTGATAAAATCAAAGGGTATTGGATATACCCCATCAGTTGATTATGAAGAGTGTGCAATCTTAACTAACATTATTATTACTAATGTTGGTGGGTATTATGAATTCTCTCCAACTGTATATGTTAATAATGATCCTACTATAGCAGTCGCTGCTATTGAAGATGGTAGACTTGCTGAGATCAGAATTACTAATCCAAAAGATATAGTTTATGATAGCCTCCCTGAAATTAGAATTATGGGTGGTAGTGGTTTTGGTGGATCTGCTCAACCTGTCCTAACCTTTGTTCCATGTCCAGAAGTTCCTGATCGTTATCTCAACGTTGTCAATAAATACAACGAGAGCAAACTCGGAACTGTATTCGTTGTAGATTGCCCGTAAAATGCTAGATACCAAACAGTCGATTGAACAAGAATCCTCTAAAATTCAGGAGGAAATGAATGAGGTAAGGGAAACTATCACTGATAGTTCCTTTACCATTAGGGAAACGTGTGGAGTTAATGATAGATCCTATGAGATGCGTCATTATAAGGCATCGTTTATTCGTTGGCAGGAAAATGGAGCAGTTCTAATTAATGCCAGAAGTGCAACTAGAACTCCTAATGAAGGATACCTTGATGTTAAGTCAACAGGGTATATGCATTTTACATCTGAGCATGATATTAAATTAACTTCCAATGGTGCGAGAAACACTGGTGGTGGTGAAGGTGGCAGTGATGAAAATAAAAGTATTGACATTTTTGGTTCGGGTGATATAATTGTACAAGGTAATGGCAAAGGTGGTATTGTAATCAATGCTGCTAATGGAGATCTTGAATTGATCTCTGGTGGTAGCATTATTATGAAAGCTGCTGATCAAATCAGTCTTAATACTGGTAGTCAAGACCCTGTTCCATTTGGACCCACTAAAAGTATTGGTAGTGGTAAATTAAGTATCTCAACTGGTCAGTATGAACTTTCTACTGCTAGTTACAAAGAAGTTGTTACTGGTACTAAGACTGTAGAAAACTATGGCGAAAACCTTGAGGAACAGAAATTAAATATCCTGCAACCTGCTGTTCTAGGACCAGGAGCACACATTACTACAAAGAATACAGTCGGCACTTTAAAACAAACTATTGGGCATGACTATATTCTTGAAGTTGATGGCAAAATGAAAGTAAAGGTCAATAATAATCCTCTTAAAAAAGTTGGACCTTTGACATTAGAAATGCCTATGGAGGCAATGAAGACTGAGATTAATGGTAGTAGAACCTCTACATTATATCAAGATCCCATTCTTCAATACGCTCAGGACTTCACTAACATTCCTGTCGGTAATTCGTTTACTCAGATTACAACTGCTGCACCAGGAACTTCTGGATGGTCTGCTGCTACATTGGCAAAAGGTGATCTTGTTCTTCAAGCAACTGCAATCGGTAGTATTGGTGTTCAAACTGGTCCTACTCCTGCTAACGTAATTCTACTCCAGAATCTTGGTGGTGGTGTTGCGATAACAGCATCAGGTGCTATGGGTATGATTCTTATGTTTGCAACAAAAGTAATTAACGCAACAGCACCAGTAGCAATTAACCTGAACTGATGACACTTGGCAAACATTGTTTCACGGAGGTGTATGAATGCCCTCGTGAACTTCTTGATGATGAAATTTTTTTAAAAGAGCAAATCATTCAGTCTCTAAATAAAACTAGTTTAACCTTATTGGACATTTCGTCTCATAAGTTTGAACCACAAGGTGTTACTATAGTAGCATTACTCTCTGAGAGTCACATCAGCATCCACACTTGGCCCGAGCGAGGGTCTGCCGCCCTAGATGTTTTTACATGTGGGGACACGAATCCAGAAGTAGCGATGATGCATATGATTGAGGCACTCAAGGCGAGAGATTACAACCTAAAATGTATCAAACGCTAATATGTACAAAGTAACCGCTAAACATGTCATCACCGATGAAGAAGGGATTGTAAAGGCATACTTTCTCAATGGTATTCCCTTTACGTTTGACTCTTTGGATGGTGAAACTCAGAATGATGAAGCAGTTTTAGCAGAAGTGATAGGTTCTCCTACAGTTTCCATTGAACTAATTCATCAGAAGTCTGCATATTTGTTGGAGGAAGGTTTACACCCAATGTTGAGCGGTATAGAATTAGATCCCGAAAGCACTTTACCCGAATGAAAATCAATCTCTGGTACTCACAACCCACAAGACAATGGCGGTGGACTCTTACTGATGATAAGGATCCCATGAGGCAAGAATCTGGTTCGCAACCATTCTTGCGTGACGCAATGGAAGATGTCGCTGACACTGTAGAATACATGCTTGACACAATGCAAAATGAGTGATACAATTTAATTTCCGTGTGAAGGAAGTGTTAGAGATCAGGTACTTTGTGCCTGATCTTTTTTTATAGATAAATAACCCAGAAGAACCATTTTTTGTAGATAACTTCAGATGGCATTAACCAGATTAACTAATTTGATTGCTTCCAGAACTGGAAGAATGTTGTATGTCAATCCTGACGATTTTAATGCGTCGGACTTGATTTCTAATAACGGCAACTCTCCTACGAGACCGTTTAAGACTATCCAGCGAGCACTTATCGAAGTTGCTCGATTCTCGTATATTCAGGGACAGAATAACGATAAGTACGACCAGTTTACTATTAATCTTGCTCCTGGTGAGTATATTATTGATAACCGTCCTGGTAAATCAAACTCTGCTGAAGTTTCTGAGTTATCTGATCAATCTAATTTTAATATCTTTGATCCTGCCAACGATCTTTATAAGTTTAACTCTGTAGAAGGTGGTCTGGTTATTCCTAGAGGTACTTCTCTGGTCGGTATGGATCTTAGAAAGACTAGGGTCCGACCACGTTATGTTCCCGATCCAGCAAATGATGCTTTCGGCAGAACATCAATCTTTAGAGTAACTGGTGCATGTTATTTCTGGCAGTTCTCACTGTTTGATGCTCTTCCTACATCTGATGTTTCTGGTAATGGTGGTGTTTATAAAGATCCTAATAGCACTGCTATTCTAGACTCTAACTATTCACACCATAAGGTCACTTGCTTCACATATGCTGACCAAACTGATCTGGATCTCTTCTATGCAAAATGCTCTAGAGCATTTGCTTCTATTCCTACAACTCCAGGTGAATTAGAATCTAGAACTCAAGAAACTAGAATTGTTGGTCCTCTGCAACAGGCAGGACAAATTGATATTCAATCTATCACTGTTGCTGGTTCTCTTGTAACTATTGTAACTGATGGTCCTCACGAAGTATTTGAAGGTCAGCAGATTACTATTGAAGAGATTATTGGTACTTATTCTGGACTGAATGGAACATATTATGTTACTAATGTTGCTAACGACACAACACTTACAATAACAGTTAATGGATTTACTCCTGGTAGTGTTCCTTCTGGTGAGCTCAATAGTGCTATTGTTAAGGCTGAGATTGATACTGTTGACTCATCTTCACCATATATCTTTAACTGTTCACTGAGATCTACTTATGGTCTTTGTGGTCTATGGGCAGACGGCAGCAGAGTTAGTGGATTTAAGTCCATGGTTGTCGCCCAGTTTACTGGTGTTTCACTTCAGAAAGATGACCGTGCGTTCACTAAATTTAGTGAAACTACCACAGATCTTAATGGCAACATTCGACCTAGTTTTATTGTAGAAGGTCAATCTGGTGCTGTTGCACTTCACCAGGATTCTACTAGAGGTGTATATTATCGTGGTGAGGAGACCCGCACTCAAAATGATTGGAGACACTATCACATTCGTGTATCTAATAATGCGTTTATTCAGTCAGTTTCGGTGTTCGCCGTTGGTTATGCTGAGCAGCACTTAATTGAATCTGGTGGTGACTATTCTATCACCAACTCTAACTCTAACTTCGGTACACAAGCACTGATTGCTGATGGTTTCCGTCCTGATGCGTTTACACTTGATAAGAAGGGTCATTTTACTCATATTGTTCCTCCTCAGGCATTAACTACCCTTGATAGTGACGTTCAGTATTATCCATTAGATGTTCAGCAAAGTAGGGATGGAGTTCAACCTGACAGTGAGGGAGATAAGTTATATTTGTTCGCGCAGACTGATCCTGCCGTAAGTCCAATATTTGATATTAACAATACTAAGTTGGGTGGTAGAAGGGGCGATAAGATTTATGCCAGACTTACTAATCCACAGACTAGTCGCTTTGAGGAGTTACCAGCAACTATTTCGCCTAGTGGTGTTGAAGAACATGAAATCAAAGATGTAAGTATTGCCGACAACTTATTTACTGTTGATAGCACGCATCAATTTGAAACTGCCACTCCAATTAGAATTTACAGTAGCACAGGTTATTTACCTCTTGGAATGGAGTCTAATAGACTCTACTATGCTATTAAGATTAGCAATACAACATTTAAGATTGCTCCTTCAGCTGAAGATGCGAGAGCAGGTGCTGGTGGTTCTGCTAACAGCATTGTTAATATCAGATCTGATAAATCAGCTGCCGTAGGAGCACAATTAATTGTAAAATCATTTATATCTGATACAAATCCTGAACTTCCAAGATTTAATGTTACAGTAAATGCTAATCTCGAAACCTTTAATACGGGTACGTTCCCTCATGGTTTCACGACTGGTGATAAAGTATTCTTCCGTCGCAGAGTAATTGCTGATCAAGTTTCAACGGGACAACTTCCTCAAATTCAGCAGAGTGGAGTAGTACAAGCTATTAGTCTCACGACTGAGTATTTTGTATATGTTGAGGATGCTTATAACTTTAAGATTGCTAATACTGAGTCGGACGCAAATAATAATATTCCTATTCCTATTGACGCTCCTGGTGATGTTGCCCAGGTTGTTGTTTATAGAAATATCCAGAAATCACCATTACGCTTTGACCCACGTCAAGGTAAGGGATGGTATATTTCTGTTCTGGCAGATAATACCAATAAAATTCATCCAGTTCTTACTAGCAGTAATGTTGCTAACATTTATTCAAACCCTGCGCTGACGAATACAGAAAACGTATTCTTCAAGAGAGTTTCTGATAATAGGGCACTTGCTGATAGAACATATCGTATGAGATATGTTATTCCTAAGGATGAACGTAATGCAAGACCTCCTCTGGTTGGTTATGTTGTTCAGAGAAGAACTGATGCTAGTAATGTAATTGAACCTTATACAAATGATAATGGATCTACTCAGACCCAACAACTTGACAGAATTTATTACATTTACAGAGCAGATACTATTCTGAAGCATATTCCTGATGAGCAGGATGGTGTTTATTATCTTACTATTCTTCTTGCTGACATTGCTCCTAAAGGTGCTCAATTCAACTTAACAACTGACACATTTTCACACCTGAAATATTCTCAGGATGTTGGTAAGATTTATCCTGACCTTGATAAAGATAATCCAGAAGGTGATCCTGCTGCCGCCACTTCAGTTGCTGATAACCTTGTTCATGGTTTAGTATATCAGGATGATGATAGAAACTCTATCACGAAGGAAGCAGTAGAAACATTTGTTGCCGATGCAGGTTTTAGTCCTGCACTTCTTGCGGTGTCAGGTAAGGCAACTTCTGGTCAAGAAAATCGATTGATTGCTTTTAACTCAACCAATGAATTAATTAATATTGAACTGAGAAGAACATCACAGATTCGTGCTGGTAACCAGACATTTGAATATACTGGATTTGGTTCGGGTAACTACTCAACTGCATTCCCATCTAAGCAAGAAATTGTTCTTACTGATAAAGAAGTTCTTTATTCACAGGCACAACGTCGTCGTGCTGGTGTTGTATTCTATTCTGGTCTTAATGCATATGGTGATCTGTATGTTGGCAACCAGAAGATCAATGCTATTACAGGTGAAACTGAGATCATTGACAAACCAATTTTGAGAGTTGCAGGATCTGCTGCTGTTGTTAATGAAGAGTATGTTCCTTATGTTGGTAATACTAAGAACGTTAATATTGCTGGTTTCCTTACGACTACTGGTGGAGATACTAAACTTGCTAACTCATTCCAAAATAAGAGTAAGTTCGATGAAGGTATTATTGTTGCTACAGAGAATGCTACTAACAGAGCAATTATCACTCAAGACATTGTATTCAGACCGAAGCAGATTTCAGTAGAGACACAACCTACTACAGGAAATGCAAAACAGGTTTATCTCGGACCTAACAATCTTAAACCCGTTGTTAGTAATGAGGGTGTATTTCCTGGCGATATCATCTATAAATCAAAAATCAATCGTAACACTAGAAGTCAAGGTTACATCTATGTTGGTGGTGATGCTACTGATGGTGGTAGTCCATTAGGGGTCATTGGTGATTATAGACAGATTGGTTTGATTGGCACTGGACACCTCACATCTATTGAAGAATCATATTCTGCTGGTGGCACTCCAGACACTTCAGTAGAACCTTACAAGGTAACTGGTAAGTTTGGTATTAACCAGATGACACCCACAGCATCACTTCATGTTGGTGATGGTGATGTTCTGTTTGACAATGATCTGAAAGTGATGGGCGATGTAACGATTGAGGGTGGTGATCTTAAAACAAGTGCTAGCACATTTAACTATACTGATACATCAACCACAGTTAATTTTGCTACTAGCGCAACAACAATGAATGTTGCTGCTTCTAATGCTACAGCGGCAGGACGATCGGGTGGAACATCTGTCACTAATCTGAAGAGTGATAAACTTAAGGTTTACAGTGATATTGAGTTGGTTGGTCAGTACGATAGCACCACTTCTGATTCTGGTCCTAAGACTCTTGAAATTTCTACTACAGCAGACACAACTAACTTCCTGACAGTTCCTTCTACTGTCAACTTTAGTTCTGCGAACATGAATGCCTTCACTGGTGCTACTAACATCAAAATTGGTAATAATACTGGTAATACTACTATCAATCATGACCTTATCGTTTCTGGTAATCTGACAGTTAATGGTACAACAACCTATGTAAATAGCACGATTGTTGATCTTGATGATCCTATTATCTCTGTTGGTGGTAGTGGTAATGCTGCTGGTGCTCCTTCCTCTGCTGCAAATAAAGATAGAGGTATTGAACTGAAGTATTATTCAGGTTCTGCTAAATCTGGATTTATGGGTCTGAATGTCGGATCAATGAAGTATGAACTTTACACTGATGCCACTGGATTTAGTAGCAATAATATAACTGGAACTCTCGCAACCCTACGACTTAATAAGTTAGAGGCAACTGATGATGTTGATGTTGATGGTGATGTTATTGTTGACGGTAAAGTTCATGCATCTACGTTTGAATTAGATGCAACATTATCTTATACTGCGCTGGGTAATGAATTTAACTCTACCATGAGAAAGGCGATTGAGAAACATGCTCTGCCGATTGGTGCAATTATTATGTGGGGTGGTGGCACCATTCCTGATGGTTATGCTGAATGTAATGGTGGTACTTATCAAAGAAGAAATGGATCAACAGCAGCATCACCAGATATGAGAGGAAGATTCATTGTAGGTGCTGGTGGTAACTATAGTGGCCAGGGCGGTTCTAAGACTAAGACTACTAGCACAAACTCTAATGCAACTACACTTAAAATTGATGCATCTCAGATTAACATTGGAGATACCGCTTTAAGCAGGAAACAGATTCCACGACATACACATGGTATGAATCATGGTCATTTTAACATCAATATAGATACATTTAGTGCTTATGGTGGAAATAATAATGCGATCAATGCACTTACTAGCACTAATGGTGGTAGCCACACACATAATCTCACTAATATGAATCACCATCACTGGTTTGGTGGTGATGATCACCTAGAAGAAGCCGCCCAGGAATCAGAAATGGGTCAATACTGGGCTGGCAATGTAGTAGCAACAGACAATAGTGGTGAGTGGTATGACTGGGAATCTGGTAGTTCAGGTTCTGGTAGGTATAGAGTATATAAAACTTCAAATCCTAAAACTAATGGATCTGACACTGATTGGGGTCCAGGCATGGACGCTGCTGGAGCTTCTCACGATCATACAGTAACAATTACTAGTAGTAAAGTTGTTGGTGCTATTAAAAGTGGTGAAGGAAAAGTCACCACCAGTAATATGCTAGACAATCAGGGTGGTCAGAACACTCTTACTGCAAAGCGAACTGGTGATGGTTCAGATGGTGAAGGTGGTAATAGTGGTATTGGAGAAAGTGCTTCAGCAGCAAAAACTCATACTCATAGTTTTGCTCTTAATAATAACAGTGATAGTGGACTTAAGAACAGATCACATACTCACACGATTGACGATATTTCACCACCATTCCATACAACTACAATGCTTATTAAACTCTGAGGCACCCTGTGCCAATTCAATAACTGTCACAGGGGGTGGTCCGCTCGTCGGGTCATCCCCTATACTTATTTCAGTTGAGAGACGGAACGCATGATCAACCAAGAAATCAAGGGCAATCTCGCCAAACTCCTCGCCACTGAGAACCTGATCGTTGAGCACCGTAAGGTGCCCACTGCATCCTTTGACACCCTTCGCCGTGTGCTGACCCTTCCCATCTGGGACAAGGCATCTGCGACTGTCTACGATATGCTGGTAGGTCATGAGGTTGGTCATGCACTATACACCCCTGACGTTGATTGGCGTGAGTCCGTTCGCAACAATGTTCCTAAAGACTTTGTGAACGTTGTTGAGGATGCTCGTATTGAGAAACTTATGAAACGTAAGTTTCCTGGTCTGTCTCGTAGTTTCTATCAGGGTTATGAAGAACTGAATGATCAGGACTTCTTTGAGATTCAAGAGGTTGATCTTGAGCGTCTGTCATTCATTGATCGTATCAACCTGCACTTCAAGGTTGGTTCCTTCGCCATGATTCCTTT